GCTCACATTTACGAGGAGTCCAGGCATGATTTGAAGTCAATTCTGAATGAAATATTCTGATTTTGTGTATCATTTGTGTATCACGAAAAATAAAAACCGCATAAATATGCGGTTTTTTGGGTGTTTATGGAGCTGACGGGACTACCTGTTTTCCTGCTCTTTTCTCGTCTTTTCCTTTGTTCACCGCGCTATTCCGTTGTATATCTTTCCTTTGTTTTCCTTAGTTTTCTCTATATTACCATTTTGTGTATCATTTGTGCATCACGAAAAGGCGCCAGGTTACTTTTCCTGGCGTTCCTTTATGTCTTTTCTGATCAGCTGTTTCAGGTATGCATTGGTCGAGGTTCCTTCTTCGTTTATCTTCTTTAGATGATCCAGGATATCCCTGTCCAGCTTCCTGTTCAGCTTGACGGTCTTGTTTGTGTAGTGCTCAGACAGCCACTTGTTTGTAGCGTCTTTCTGTGCTTCTGATACAGCCATCCTCGTTCTCCTCCATCCTTATTTTATAATGCAGAGGTTTGCTAGTCTATCTTAAGCTGGATCGCTGGGATCTCTTTATCTCTGTACTGAATCTGAGTCACCTTTTCCAGTTGTGCTCCAGCCTGTTCAAAATCCCAGACACACCGTATCGAATCCGTCCAAGTGGAGGAATATGTGAAGTGCTTTATTCCATTCTCTTTCATGATTCTAACGTATGACTTTATTTTCTCTGAATTGAAGATTGAATCGAAATTCAGGAATTCGTTTCCATCCTCAGCGGCTTCTCTGTACGCCCGGTAAACTTCATAGAAGTCCAGCGTTTCCCATTCGAACATTTTGTTCTGGTGTTCCTTCATCAGCATTCGCGCTGCGTTTCTTGTTTCCTCATCCTTTGCTTCTCTGTAGGTTCTGATGATTTCATCTTCGAGCCTGCTGTAGTATTCAAATTTGCTTTCCATGTGTGTTTTTCCTTTCTTTTAGTACCCACAGTATACTGTAGTACAGTATATAGTCAAGCGAATGATTTGCGTTTTTCTGCAAACAAAAAAAAGCCCGGATCTCTCCGGGTTTCTGCTTATTTGCTTCTTGATTTCTTGACCTTGGCCACGACCTTGTCACGTGTAGAGGACTTCTTTTTGTCTGTGGAGCCGTATTTTTTCAGGAATGCACTCTTGTCTGGTTCCGGCACACAACCCTCCTCAATTGCTCCAAGCACCCATTCAATGAATTCATTGACATTTGCACGCTTATCCGCATTTTTATCGTGCAGCAGTCCTTTTACGGCTGCTCCCAGTTGCATTGCGTCGTAGTTGTTTTTATCAAATTTAGTCATGTCCTTCCTCCTACTTGTAGTCTTTCAGATGGCTCCAATTTCCCGATCCATTCTGTTTGATTGACTTACTCATGTTCACGCCTTTTCTTGTAAGTATGGTAATGTAGCCATTTTCGTTATCAATCGCAGTGTACCCCTTTGAAAGAGTAAGAATTGCACGTCTTGTATCAGGATCGTATCCGGCGTTATCTAATTTGTGATAGAGTGAATTTTTGTCTCTTGACTCTTTAAATTCCCACATGTCCACGACACTTGTAGATACGATCTTGCTGTCATCAACTTTGAATCTCATAACAGCTGCTCTTGAATTGTTTCCGTAGGCTAGCGATGATCCAAGGCTAGTAGCTGAATATAGGCCTTTTCCGTACCATTCTTGACCACCAGCGTTATAGAGTAGTTTATCATCTGTTTGTGTCTTTACCGCTATAGCCTTTCCTGGGAATGCTCTATTTTCGTTTGTTGTTCTGAACGTTTCAGTTCCGCTCATGCTGTCGAGGGTTTTGTCATCCACCAGATTTGGCACCCCGTCAAGACCAGAGTTGTTGATAAATCTTTGATAGTCGGTATCCCAGGTATAATAGCTCCCTGCTGCTTTTCCTTGAATTGATTTCTGAACAAGATCAAATTGATCATCTACGCTCATCTTTTGGAAGTCGGATACACTAAATGTTCCGCCTCCGCCTGTACTTGCTGCTGAGGTCGCCGCGGCGGCGACTGTGGTGGCTCCACCGCCTGCAGCTCGTGATTTTATACTTCTTTGTCCACCTGAGCCCATACTAGTCTTCTCCTCTCATTAAGTCAAGACCTCCCGTTTGAGCCTCCGTCGAGGATTGCCACTCTGCCCTCTAGGGAGGCCAGCCGGTCTCGCAGCGCGTTCTGGTCCTTCTGTAGCGTTGCTACTCGATTGTCCAGTCTGTCACTGATCTTATCTATCTGCTTTTCCAGACGTGTGATGTTGTCGGTTAGGTCATCCAGTTTTGTCAGAATAACCCCCACCTGCTGGCCATCTTTTTTACTTGCGGTAAGTCGCCCGATTAAAAATCCGGCCAATGCTACGACCAGGCTTCCCAGTGCGATGATCTGTCCTGTTTCCATAGACTGTCTCCACACTATTACACACTGTCTTTACCGCTTCCATCGTCCATCTCAGGCAGTCCAGCAAGAGATGTCAGCAAGGAATACAGACCGGCAACCGCTGAAGCGCTGGCAACCATTAGCCAGTCCACGTCTTTGATCACCTGTCCTACGGTGAATAGTGATAGTGCTGTCTGTGCCATGGTCTTGACGGCTCTTGTTCCTGCTCGTTTCCACCACTCTAGATTGAATAAATTGTTCATAGGGTTCCTCCTTTCAAAATAAAAACCCGGCATTTCTGTCGGGTATATGCATCAAATGACGCGTTTTACGCTGGCTGTGGCGCTCACCAGTGTTCCTGCTGCACTGACTGTCCAGCTGATCGGTACTGTGGCTCCCTGCGTGCCCTGGCGTGTCTGTACGGTGCCCTGCACTGGCAGGGTAACTGTTCCGCCTGCTGTTGCGGTAGCCGTGGCCGTTGCGCCTGGCACATTTACTCCGCCTGCCTGCATCTGTACAGTGACGTCTCCAGCCGCAGTGGCTGTGAATACGAAGTTTGCAAGGATTTCAAATGTTCCGGCTTTTCGTATTTCCGGGTTACCGTTGTTGAGCCTTGCCTCCTGGTTCGTCTGGATGGCTGTAGATCCTAGTGGTATCTTCTGGTTCGCGCTCAGCGCTGTCTGCGTTGTACTAACAGCTACTAGCATGGCCTGTCACCTACTGCAGAGTAGCTCCAGGGCAGCCGTAGAAGTTGCCGTAGCCGTAGCCTCCATAGCATGGAGGATTTGTCACGTATCTTCCCAGGCTGCTCAGGATGTTCTGTGTCTGTGTCGCATTGGTAATTGCGCCCAGTGCCTGCTGATAGTCTCTGTTGAGGTTATCGTACTTATCCTGCATCATCTGCGTCTTCAGATTGCAGCAGCACTGCTCCATCTGATGGCTCAGGTTGTTGATGCTTTCCTGTACGCCGTTGAAGCCCTGCATCATTCCCATCTGTGTCTGGTTGAATCCCTGCATGTTTGTGACTGTGTTCTGTTCGATGAGTCTTGCGTTCTCATACGCTGTGTCGCACAGTCCGCTGCTCAATCCATCCAGCTTGCTGATGATTGACTGTGTGTCAAAGCCTCGCTGCATATCAGCTGATAGGTTGCCGTTACCGTTGTTGCCCCATCCTCCAAATCCGAAGATCAGGAAGAAAAGAATTAGAATAATGATTCCGTTTCCTTCCAGAAACCCGTCGTGGTCAGTCGTGTTCTTTGGCATGACTGCCGCAATGTCTGACAATGTCATATTGTCCATGTGTGCTCTCCTTTCATCTCTATTTCCAGTCTGCAGAACTGCCTACTTTAGTAGGTTCTTGAATTGCTCCGCCATCGCCTTCGCTCTCTCGAGGTCCTGCTGTGTGTACTTTCCTGAGTTCATCAGCTGGTTCAGAACCGCCTGCGGGTTCTGTCCCTGCATTGATCTCTTGAAGTCCATAAACTGCTGGAGCATGTTTCTCTGATTGTTATTTCTTAGAGGATTCATCGCTGTTTCCTCCGTTCTGTTTTCTGTTCTGAATCGAGGAGATCCATTCCTGGAATTCCTTTTTTGTCAGATAGATGTCTTCTGGCCTGTCTTCATGTACCTCCTGGAACTGGTACGCCTTGATGGTTCTGTAGCCGCTGGCATCTGCCTGCACGTGGTAAAAGATCGGATTGTTGCTGTCCATCAGGATGGCGGATTCGTTCGGTCTCAGGCTGTAGGCTTTTGCGCTCTCCATGCCATTGACGTACTGCACCTGATTGATGGACTGAGGCTGCTGGAAGGCTTGGAATCCAAATCCTCCGGCGCCCTGTGGGTATCCTTGAAATGGTGTCATAGTGTATTTCTCCTTTACAACATCATCTTATACCCTGTGGATCCACCACTCTGTTCCTCTTTTGTGCCTCAAATGCGGAGAGCGCAAGAGATATTAACAGTCTCCAGTAGTAGTCGTTAAGATCCTTTACCGTTTCTTCGAACTCATCCTTTGACATTTTTGCATCCTGGTAATGCCACTCGCTGTCTTGCATCTTGTTTCGCAGCTGGTACACCACGGCCTTCTGCCTCTCGCTCAGCCCCTGTTCTTCTACCAGGAAATGCACGAAGTCGGGAGGCAGTGGTGTCTGATATCGTCTGTTTACTCTGCGGTTCATGTGTGTGTTTGCTTCTCCTATCTGGCTACTTCACGCGGATTCTCTGTCCAGCGTAGATGCGGTTAGGATCTGCGATGCCGTTCATTGCGGCCAGCTTCTGGTATGTTGTGCCGTATCTTGCTGCAATGGCTGACAGTGTGTCTCCTCTTCTGATCGTGTAGTAGACGGCTCTTCTTGCGGCCATTTTCCTGTTCACGATTGCCTGCACCACTGTGTAGTTGTAGCCTGCAGCAGTCAAGCGCTTTTTACGATCTTCACCGTTGCCCCATGCGCCGTTGATGACTTCCTGTGCGATGACTTCGTTTGACTTTCTTGCTGGTGCTGGAGCTGGCTTTGACGCAGTTCCACTCTTGCCTGCGTACTTGTTCCATGTGCTTACGTCGCCATAGAACACGTTGCAGTCCAGGTTACCGTTGTAGCCATTCAGGCGGCCTGAGCTTGTCCACTGCCACATGCAGTAGAAAGGCCACCACTTTACTTTTGGTCGTGATCCTGCGCTGGCCATACTGTAGTTGTAGTCAGGGCTGTTGTCTCTGTACTTGGCTACCCATAGGCCGTAGTCTGCTGCCGCAACTGCAGACCAGTTGTGCGCGTTGACTACTGACTCGGACATGTAGATCACTGGCTTTACTCCTGAAAGCTGATATACTCGGTCGAGCCATCTCTTCGCCCAGGCGACGTCGCTTGTGTTTCCGGATTCCCAGTCAAGAATTGGGATACCTTTTCCAAAGTATCCACGGCAGTTGTTGTAGAAGTATTCTGCTTCTCTGACTGCGTCATTTGTCGGTCTAGCGAAATGATAAAATCCGAAAGGCTTGCCCAGCTTGATTGCCTGCTGGATGAATTTGTCGCAGTACTTGTCTACGAAGTTGAGGCCTTCCGTTGCCTTTGCAATCACGAAATCGCAGGCAACATCTGAAATGTTCAGGCCTGCCTGCCAGTTTGATACATCGATACCGTTCATTGTCATACTGTCTCCTCCTTTAATCTGACTAAATAAAAACTTGAGGTACTCTCCTCAAGTCTGTGTTAGCTGTTTGTCTGCTTCAGTGCTTCTGCCACTGCATCGTGCCATCTTTTTGGCACATCATCTAAGGTCATACGATTCATTTTGATTTGTCTCACGTACCATTTAACCATGGTTATTCTCCTCCTACGATTTCCGCAAGCGCCGCAATGGCCTCATTGATGGCTGTGATATCATCGGTGTTCTGCTTCTGGGAATCTTCAATTGTAGGTATTGTCTCTTCCTTTGCCTTTTTGAGATAGGCTCTTAATTCATTGATTCCATCAAGAATCTTTTTTTCTTCTAATTCGTTATCCATCTATTTTCTCCAGGTAAATTTTAGCGCCAGTTAATTTTTCCGCGCTGCTTCCTCCAAAATAAAAATAGTATTTACGTCCTGCTACCATGTCTACAAGCAGTGAAGCACTCATTACTATTGAGTATTCTGTGTATTGTTTTACAAAGCAGTTAGCGGGTGGTGTGCCACTTGTGCTGTCGTGAATACCGAAAGCTATCGCCCTTGATTCAGACTTATCGTTTGCCTGTGCAAGCACTACAGCTTTGACCTTACAGTTCTTTGCACAGGTTATTGCGCCGTAGCCGTCAGCGTCCTTTGTGAATTTTATGTATTCATTATCGTAAATATCGGCCTCATCAAATCTTAGATATAACTTTGATCCTGCGGTTACTTCAGCAGTTGTGGTTCTTCTGAAAAGTCCTAACGGGATAGTGCAGTGTCCCTTGATCTTTCTCCAGAAGTATTTCAGTCCCGTCTGATCTAAATATTTAGCCATGGTTCCTCCTAGCTTGCGAGGATCGTGTCGATTTCAGAATTTGCGATGGCAGTCAGGTCTGTTTTCTTCATGTAGGCGGACAAGTCAATATCTGTGTTACCGATCTTTTCAAATGCGGACTTGGATTCTACCCATACATATTCGTCGTAGGCGTCTCCGGATGCGTGGCTGTGAGCCATCAGATAGATGACACCCTTTTTACCTTTTGCTGGAAGGCTTTCTACTACCTGGAGATCAAACTGTGTAACGCCTGCAATGGCTGAATTGATTGCTGATGTTACCTGGGATGCTGTCTGGTAGCCCTTGCCTGTGATAGCAGTGTTTACCTGCGTTGCTGTCTGATAGCCCTTAGCCTCCACTTGCTTCATTGTAATGAATCCTGTGATGTCCGTAGTCTTGGCAAAGTAAGAAGCAGCGTGGCCTTCCAATGCTTTTGAGTTGTCTACTACGCCGTCGCCGTCTGTATCATAGACAGCCTTTGTCATATCGCCGTTGCCGTTTCCTTTAGTATCAATCAAGTCCTTTAATACTTTACCTTGGGCAGCAGATAATGCGTTAGCTGTAGATGTGGACGTGAGTACGTTTTCGACTGTTGTCTTGTTTGCTTCAGATGCAATGCCAGCCAGCTTGTCCTTTTCTGCAGTCGTGTAGTCATTTGTAGATAGGCCTTTGCCTTCTACCTTGTCTACCTTGTTGTTGAGCTTATCCTTGATCTTGCCCCAAAAATAAAGTAAACCATCATAATCTAAATACTTCATACTATTTTTTCTCCTCCTTCTAGTAAATTCAGTATTTCGGAATTCGTTATTTTCTCGATTCCAAGTGCTTCTAGAGACCTGTTACCGGTTAGTTCAACACTGTTGATCTGCGGCTTGTTTTTCAGTTTCTCATAGTCGCTTCCTGCGGTGCCCGCTCGAATAATAATCCTGTCGCGGACATCGATGTCGATGCGTTCTGCTGTTCTGTCGACTGGGATCTCTGTCATACCATGAATCCCTCCTTCAGAACTTCTCCGACGTCCTTTTGAATAATGTCGGAGTTCACCTCGCTTCCGTCCACGAAGAGCACACGCGCCTGAATCAGACACGTGTCGTATATTCCTTTAGGGAGCTTGGCGGTGTCTTCTGACGTCAATGTCAGAGTAAATCCGTTGTCCTCGACGGTCATGTCTTCCATCGTCTTAGTGATGAGTTCGTCTCGATCTGACTCTGAAATGGTCAGCCAGATATCTTGTACTACCGATGGGTCCACCAGGATACGGATGTCAGGAGTTGAATATCTCTGTATAGTCATTGCTTTTTTCCTCCTATATGCAGATATCATCGATATCTGCCGTGTCTATCGTAGGTATGCTGGTGACGTCGCCAGGGTCTCCTTTAGGTCCCGGGTCACCCTTTTCTCCTGGGTCGCCCTTAGGTCCTGGATCGCCTTTCTCACCTGGGTCGCCCTTAGGTCCAGGCGGTCCTTCTGGACCAGGGTCGCCTTTTTCTCCGGACTGCGACTTTGCCCGCACCATGTCCAGCAGAAGCTTCCCCTGCCTTGCAGATAACGGTCTGTCGGAGCTTAGGGAGTCCAGCGTGTCCTCAATGTCTTTTTTAAATAGTAAATCTGACATATCTTAGTCAACGGCGCCATCTATTTCGGCATTATTAAGCGGGTACATTCCGCCTCTTGCTTCTACCGTTCCACAGAATGTGCTGTCGGCGCGGACATCTTTTATGTCTCCGTCGTTGATCTGTGTAGAGTTTGGCTGAACTGTAATAATTGCAAGGATGATTTCATAGATGGTGCTTGTACGTACAGGTTCAATCGGTGGGGTGTTGGTTCCCTTGACATATGTCAGCCTGCAGGTGTTCGAATCCTTTGAATATCGAACAGCTATATAGTCATAGCGCGCGGTACTCTCAGAAATCGGGGCACTCAGAACTTCTTCGGCATCACTTCCGTAGGTAATTCCGCCCACGCCTTCCTTTGCAGTCAGTAGATAGGCATAGCCGGGCTTCACTTTAACTGAAGTAGTCCCCGTGGCTACTACTTTTAAATCTTCACCGGTTATGTCAAATAAACCGGGTGCTCTTCCAACATGGTACAGTCTGACATCTTCGGCCAGATAGTCAGTGTCATCAAGTGGGTATGCTTTTTGTGTCATTTCAATACCTCCATTTTTTCTATGCTGAGCTCCAGCGTAATCTTTGCATTTGTGTTCTGTTCTTCGACGATATTAAGCCCTGTGATCCGTGCAAGGTTTGAAACCCCGAAGCGTTTGCTTATCACAGGGACGATGTCTCCTAGATCATAATCTCTGCCAAGAACAGCGAACCTGTTTTCTTCGTTCAGCTCACACTCGAATTTGTAGGCCTTGCTCAGCATTTCTGCATATTTCTGCTGGCCTCTTGCGTTTAGAAGCGCGGCGTACTCCTCGGTATTGTATGTATGCTCGTTACCGTTGGCGTCCTCATAGGTTGACTGCAGGTCCCTTGCGTCTATATATTTTTCGATAGTCGCTTCGCCTTCGCCTCTGGCATCAATGATGACGCTGGTTCGGTTGGTTCCGTTATCTTCTCCCAGCACATAGATGTAGTTGAAATACTCGGACAGGTCTTTTGTGTATTCCTGGCTTGATATGTTTCCCAGCTCATCGCTGAATCGTGCGTTTCTGGCCTGTTTTCCCTGGTATATCTCCAGGACGTTCAATTGTCCGTTCTTTATGATTTCACGCCAGCCCAGCCCTGATTCCTGGCAGAAATCGGTAAAGGACGACCTCAGTGTCTGCCATGTGGTTTCTGTGCGTGTCACCTTTGCAGTCAGGCCCTTTGAAGACGCCAGTGTGATATCCAGACCTCGCTGGTTGTTCATGACCAGTTTTCTCAGTCCTTCTTCCACGTTTGTTATTGCCAGCGTACCTGTATTGATGCGGTCTCCCAGATTGTCGAGGCTGCCGTGGATAATCATGTCGCCCCCGTCTGGGTTCTGATCGTTTCTCTGCACGTAGTCAATGAACAGGATCTCATTTCTCTCCTGGCAGACAACTCTGTTGTGTTCTACCAGGTATCTGACGTTCTCATCTGTCGGTCTAGCGTGAATCTCTGCAGACCCGCTCTCCCAGTATCTCGGCTTCCATTGAATAGATGTTACATTCTGCAGCAGAGCCTGCTTCTTACCGTTCTGGTCATAGATCAAGTAATTCATTACACACCTGCCAGCACTTCTTCAAAGGTCAGAGTTGTTTCCAGGTTTTCTGCTCCTTTTGAAGCTTCATATCTAATAAGATTGTCTCCCTTTTTCAGGAGGAAAAAAGAGCTTTCATAATCGCAATACTCAAAGGCATTGATTGTGACTCCTTTTCTGATGATTAGGGTCTGTTTTTGATTTGGAACCGTGCAGATTCGAAGGATATCTCCGTTCTGTAGGATAAGCCCTGTGAATCCTATGAATTCTCCAGTTCCTTCATTAATCAGCTTTGGCGACTCAATTCCGTCAGCCTTTGCAGTAAATTCAACAGTAAATCCCGCTTCAATATCACCCTTGTTTCGAACGGAGAGACTTTGAAAGATCATTTTTGTGGATATCCTCCATTTCTTCTTGGATGAGTATGCCTGGGGGAACCTGAAGCCGGACCTGAATGAGAAAAAGGAACTTTGTTCATTTGCAGAAAATCTCGGGTACGGGTATGGCATCTTCATCGTGAACTGGAAGTTCTGCCATACGGGGTTCGTCGAGATGTCCGGTGTTTTTGTGGGCTGTCCTTCCCAGTAGACATCTACATTTTCTACGGTGTTCTGGTAGCGAAGTCTTGCCTTGATTCCCGGCAGAATGACTGCCAGCAGTCTCTTTCTGGTTGCCGGGGTATAAAGGTATCGTCCTTCGATGGTCATCGTTCGAGACTGAATGGAGGCACCGGTAATGCTTGAGCCTACCTGGCTGGTTACCGTTGCCTCGCTCAGCTCGATGCTGTTGGCCGACAGGCCATCGATGCCAGTGATCCGGATGTCGCTGTTTCTGGAGAACTCTATGGAGTCTCCGTATTCATTTGTATACGTTACGATTACTGCCATGCTGCTCTCCTTATTGCGTTTTTCGTTTCCTGCGCCATCTCTGATGGTGACAGCGCGTCATGTGAGTTGACTGTCTGATTTACCACGTATGTGTTTCCTGTGCCTTTTGCTTTCCCTGGATTGAAGGAATGTCCTTCCAGGTTGATTCTTGTTGCCAGGCTGTCTCTGTCAAGTACACTAAGCATTTCTGCGCTTGCCTTTTCCATGTAGCGGATGGCGTCAGGCATGGTCCTTTTGAGTCCGTTTATGACACCAGGTCCTATCCATCGTGCTTCTTTATCGAATTCTTTCGACGGTGAGCCGATGCCGAGGGCGTCCTTGAATCCATCAATCAGACCGCTGGCCAGGTTTCCAAACCAGCCCGTCAGTCCGCTCCAGGCGTTCTTGATGCCGTTCTTGATGCCGTCTACGATGTCTCCTCCAAGGGACAGCATCTTTCCTGGTATCTTCTTCACCTCATCAACCAGTCCGTCTTTGAACTTCGTTCCTGCGTCTATAGCCTTGTCCTTCATGTCTGTCACCCAGCTTCCAAGATTATGGATAGTTGTCAGCAGCCATGCCTGAATCTGTCCAGGCAGCTGTCTGAACCAGTTGATGATGTTCGTCAGGAATTCAGACGCGGCTTCTGCTCCATCGCTGATCATGTCTGCGCCCCACTGGGCTATATTGCTGAGAACGGCAAGCAGCCATGCCTGAATCTGTCCCGGCAGCTGCATGAACCAGTCGATTACGCTCTGGATGAACTGTGGGACTGTCGTTGTCGCAAAGTTGATCAGGTTCTGCCCGAACTCCGCAATTTTTCCAATGATCCAGCCGATTCCGTATCCGATGCCGTACGGAAGGTCTACCGTGAAAAACTGAATTACGGCCTGTACAAAGTTCAAGATTGCCTGCGGAATGGTTTCCGTGAAGAATGTGGCGACGCTGTCTGCTACGCTCTGACACGCCTCTACAAAGCTGTTGAATGCCTCAGGTATTGTCTCTGTGAAGAATGTTACGACTCCATCTACGACCGTTCCTGCTGCTGTCTTTACGGTGTCCCACAGCCCGATCCAGAAGTTTCTGAAGTCTTCGCTTGTGTTCCAGAGATACAGGAACCCCGCCACGAGCGCTGCAATTGCCGAAACAATAAGCATGATCGGGTTCCCTGAAAGAAGATTGATTGCCTTTGAAACATTAAAGATTGCATTCAGGAAGCCGGTTTGCAGCAGACTCGTTACCTTCTGTACTGTGCTTAGAAACTTCCATGTTGCAAATGCCACGCCGATTGCAATGATCGCCGGTGACAGTGAATCCAGCACTCCCGTTACTGCTGGAATGTTGTCAATGAGCCACTTCAGTGCCTCCTTGATTACATCGACTGTTCCTCCTGCGTTCTGCTGGACGTAATCGACTACGGTCCGTATGGCGTTTGTCAGATTCGGCATGGAATCGCCTACCTTCTTCACCAGGTCGATGATTCCGTTCAGGATCGCTGGCATGTTGTCTGCCACCCAGTTCAGTCCGTTCTTGATCACAGACCCGAAGTCCGCGATCATGGTCTGAATGCTTGGAAGTCCAGAATCCTGGACAAAGTTGTTGAATGCTGTAATTACATTGGCCACACCGATCGCGATTCTTGCACTCATGTTGGAGAAGCTCGTTGCAAAGCTTCCGGCCATTTCCTTGGCTTTTCCTGCAACTGCAGGGAAGCTCTGTGTTCCGTTTTCGAGGGCATCTGTAAGGATGGCATCGAAGTCCTGCGCACTGATCTTTCCCTTTGAGAATGCGTCGGAAACCTCAGCCATGCTCTTTCCAGTCTTTTCGGCAAAGATCTTTAGCACAGGGATTCCGGCATCTGTTAGTCTCTGCCACTGGTCAGCGCTGATCTTACCGCTTGAGTTCATCTTCGCCATTGCGTCGACTACATTCTCCAGCGTCTCGTTTGTCCCATCTCCGTAGAAGGAGACAGCATCCATGAGGTTCTTGACCATGCGTGCTGAATCGTCAAGATCAAGACCGGAAGTGGCCAGCTTCTGTGTGGAAGTGGCAGCAGCGTCCAGTCCGTATGCCGTATCGCTTACGGCATCTGTCAGTTCCTGGACGACCTGAGAGGCCTTTTCAGTGCTTCCTGAAAGAATGCTCATTACATTCGTTGCCTTGCCCATCGCGTCAAGTCTTGCCGTTGCCTTGCCGACGGAGCCTGCTATCAGCTGGTAGCCCCTGGAGGCTACAGAGAACAGTGTCTTGCCTACAAATGTACCCTTTATGATGTCTGCCATTGAGGAGGATTTCTTGGCTACGTTCTTCAGGCTTTTTTCATATCCGTCTGTCTCCAGCTTCAGCTGGATCGTAATCTGGCCATCAGTTTGTGTGAATGATGACATGCTTCCTCCTTTCTAGGTGCTTATTTTTGCTAACAGTTCCGCTTCGATTTCGTGCGGATCTCTTTCCTCCTGTGCGCTGTCGTCTGGAACCTTCCAGTATCGCTTCAGTTTTTCTGCCTGTGCCTTCTCCTCGCCTTTCAGCTTGGAAGTGTCACGGAGTCTTGCCTGCACGACCTTTATGAACTGCGTCTGTTCTGTCAGCCCGTCCAGCAGCGCTCTGAATTCGAACCAGTGGAGATCTGCAGTCAGCAGGTTGATTCCGTACTGCTGTATGAATGCTGCATATATCAGCCACCAGTCACAGTCGAACCGGTACGCTGTTGCCCTGCTGGAACTTACCGCTTCTCCTCTGGGTTCCTGCTCGCACATGTAGAATTTAAAAATGCCAGCCCACAGGTCTGGTATCGTCACGTCTAAATTCGTTAGATCCAGGCCTATGTACTGACATATGACAGGCAGTTTGGCTTCCTTGGGAATCTGACGGTCCTTCATGATGAGGTCCGCTTTTATCCAGCTTCTGAAGTCTGCAGAGACTGGAATCTCCAGATCATCTGCGATGATTCTTGTAGGTAGCTCTTCCTGTGAAATTGCGAGCATTGCTTGCTCCATACTTTGCCTGTGCGATATTCTGTGCCTTTGTCAGAGTTTCCAGGCTCTTGGCCATCTGGTCGAGCTGGCTGACCGCAGTCTGCGTATCGCGCATGCGTGCTTCTCTTTCGTCTTTCATGAATTCGTCCTGAAGAACTCTGACCAGGTCCAGACATAAATAAAAAGGCGCCACGCTCGTGTTCATTCCTTTGAACAGACGTGCGTACGCTCCTCCTCCCAGCATCTTGTCGATTGTTCTGTGGCACAGATCAATCAGTGCGTCATCGATGGTTTCTACTTCGGCTGTCGCCTTTGTGAATTCATCAGCGGCCTGCAGTGCCTTCAGGCTGTTGCAGTCCATCTGGAATGTTTCACCTTCGATATTCAGTGTTTTGATATTTTCCTTCTGCAGTTTCAGTTCCATGGTTGCCTCCTGTCTTTCATTGAAGTGTTATTCTGCCGCGTCAGCAGTGAATGTTTTCGATTTGATATTGTATCTACCGACTTCCTGGTCTCCCTGCTGTGCAAATGTACCGGATACCGTCAGTTTTGCACCCGCTTCTCCTGAGCCCGGATTGTCCGGCTGTACTTCATATGTTCTGTGGTATGCCTTGTATTCGCCGGCTCCTGGCGTCACTTCGTTCCATGTTTCTACTTCTACTTCTTCAAATGTCGCATGGATCTTCTGTTCCTTGCCGACGGAATAGAGCCAGTATGCAAAGTCATCACCAGGGTATGCTCTTCCTTCGTAGGATACTGAGGGTGCGTATCCTGTGAGCTGGCTTGTCTTGTTTGTTTCGGCGATGTACTGCACGCCTTCATCTGTTTCCGGGTTGAGAGCCTGTTCCCAGTTTGTCAGCCCTTTGTTTGCGAGGACATATTCCTTGTCAAACTTTACGTAGTGGAGGTTTTCTTCCACTTTGATTTCTCTGTTTGGTAGTGTCATATCAGTCCCATTTTCCTTTCTTTTCATAGGTTAGTATGAACGAGCAGTAAAAGGTAGACAGCTTTGTGCCTTCCCCTGTGTAGTCTGCTGGCAGTGTGGTCATTTCTATTTCCTGCGCCACAGCATCGTCCAGCCTGAGGTTTGGAAAGCCTGCGCTTTGCTCTTCCTCCAGCACCTGGTGGATTGCCTCCAGTATCCTGGAAAGGTCCAGCCTTGCCTTTGTATCTTTTCTGCTTGCTTGAATATAAATCTCAAACGGAAATTCTGCGCGGTATCCGCCACCCAGGTAGGATTCCCTTTCTTTTCCGTATCCCTGCCTTTTGAACAGCAGGGCTGTCTGTGTACTGTTTTCGAAGTACTCCAGGTTCCACGGAATGCCATTGATGTCAATCTTTGACATGTACCTGTACAATCCGTCTTCGATCTGCTTTACGTCTTCCAGTTTCATCGATTGAACTCCTTCTTGAAAAGCGCGCCCGCCAGTCTGTCCCAGGATGAGCCTCTCTGCGTGAACGTCTTCTCTACCCATCGTGATCCGCCCTGTCTGTAGGTCAGGTTGCGGTTTGTGTAGATCTTCTTTTCACCATAGTGTGCCCATGGGCTGTGGCTGTTTTCACCGATCATGACTTTACCGGTATGCTGGAAGTGCGCATACGGCGTATCCCACACGATATAGTCATTTGTCAGCGGTGCCCATCTCAGAGCTGAGTTCCTGAGGGCTCCTGTCTTGAGCGGTACGTTTGCGTTGCAGTCCTTGATGATTCTCAGCTTGATCATCGGCTTGATCTTCTGCAGACACCTCTTTGTTCGAGCTGTGATGCTGTCGACAGGAAAGTCGACAGTAACTTCTGTATCAATCATTCGGCCTGCACCTCTATGAATTCCGGTTCGTTTCTCAGCGGATTTGTGTGAGTCACGCCCGTTATCTCATATTCCTGTCCCTGGTACTCCAGTCTGTCTCCTGCACGGAGCGTAAACTGTCGCATAGGGTTTCTGAAGTTCTGCGGTTCGCTGTACTCTTTTGTTGCCTTGATGTCATTTGCATCAATAACCACGCTTACGCCATCCTGGTTGCTTCTGCCGGTGTTGCCACGGCTGGAACTTCTGATGAGTTCAACCTTGACCCTTTCCAGGATTGCCTCGGAGCGCTGCTCCTGCATGTCCTTCTCCGGCAGCACATTGATTACCTTGATTGTGTGCGGTCTCAGCCATCTTGGTGATCTCATAGGAGCACCCTGGAGCCGAGTCCCGAACGCATCAGCTCGTAGTCAATCTGCGTTTTTGCAACGGGTGACAGTGGCAGGTTGTACAGCTTCGGTGTACTCGAGCCGTCATCCATGGAATAACTGAACCCGCTGGTAGTTACCGTCTTCAGCGCCATGTCATTATTTCCCTGGAAATAGTCAAGACCTCCGTGCGCATCTACAAATTCGATTTGTCTTACGATTGGTGTCTTGAGCTCGATTCCGTATTCCTCCAGAGGTCTTACCCTCCAGTACGGGATGCGGGTCTTAATGTAGGCATCGATGACTTCTTCAACCAGCGGTTCCAGTCTGTCGTAGTCCTTCTTGGATGTGATGGCTCTTCCGCCTAGATCGCTGTACTCCTCAAAGGTTACGATCATGGTTCACCTCTCAGGCTGCTGCTGCGACTTTGATGTTTCTGAAGACGCCAGCCTTTGTGCTGTCCTTGAGGACGATACCGGCAACCATTTCAACTTCGCCCTTCTTGACTGCTCCTGGCTTGGATAGGTCAGGGAGGTATGTGTTGATGATCTTTCCGCCCTTTGGAGATACTGCATGTAATGCGTCCAGACCGAAGCATACCGCATAGATTGCTGTTGCGCCTGTCTTTGCGTCTGTGCCGACTACATCGACAGTCTTGCTGCTTTCTCCGTCGTAGTATCTGCCCATGTCAACGATTGGGATTCCATCGTAGGCGTCTACGCCTTTTCCGAAGTCGTCCTTGCTCTGTGTGTAGTAGCCCATGAGCTTGGCAATGTATTTCAAGGCTGTTGCTGTCTTGGAATTGCAGAGAAGAGCATCAGGCTTCTGTGAAAGTGTTGCGAGCCATGTATCGATCTGGAATGTGAACGCTTCCGCGTTTGCCTTGATTGCAGCAACTGTTGAAAGATCTACAGCTTCTGCTGGCTTGTATTCTGTGGAGAGGCCTGTGCAGAGTGCGTCTAATCCGTCAAATGGTGTATTGTCTGTGTCAGCCTTGCCGTTCTTTGTGGACTTGCCATTGATAAAGTCATAGTGGAACTTGTTGGATACGGCTTTTGACTTCTGCTGAAGCTGGAAGCTGATTTCAGATTTTGCTGCTGTTCCTTCGAGAACACGGTCTACTTCAAACGCGCCACCGAAGATCTTTAAATTGATGACCTTTGTTGCACGGATTGCTTCACCTGCAGTGTATTCGCTGTTGATCTTTCTTCCTTCTGCTACAGATGGTGTCAACAATTGAGTGTAGCCGTATGCGAGTGTAGATCCGCCTGTTCCTGGGGATACTGCGTTATCGAATGTAAGCTTGTCTAGAATAAAAGAATCCCTGCGGAATTCATCGATTACTGTCTGGTCGATTTTATCTGCTAGCCCGACCTTGGCTTGTGCTAGTGTTAATGGCATCTATTTTCTCCTTGTTAATCTTTGTAATAATCAGCCACGGCATCTTCGATAGAATTGATTTCTGTCTTTGTTGCCGGGTCTTCGTGCTTCCCACCCAGATTCACCTGAGTCTTTGGCTTTGGTGCCTCTGTGAATAAGAAGTCGTCTTCCTTCTTGATGTCTGCGATCTGTTCGTCGAGTCCTTTGACTTCTCCATCGTCTCCGATTGTGATCTTGTCAAAGTCCAGCATGCCCAGGAGTGCCTTCTCTGAGCGGGCTCCTGACTTGGCTACTGCCAGCTGTACCTTGGATGCGATTCTTTCGGCTTCGATGTCGTCTGTGTACTTCTTCTGCCAGTCCGCTACATCCTGCTGAAGTTTTTTCACGTCTACGCCGTCGTAGTCCTGAACTTCCTTTGTGAGCTCTGCGATTCGTGTGTCTCTTGCCTGCAGGTCGCTGTCGTACTTTCCTTTGGATACGTAGTCGCCTGTGGCTAGATTTGCGATTTTGATGTCCTTTTCGTGACCTTTGAGTGCTTCTGCGACCTGGTTGTAAAGGTCTACGCCGAGCACGTCCTTTAAAAACTCCATGATTTCCTCCTGCGTTTTTTATATCTGGTTCTCTCCAGTGTTAGAGTCAGCCTTTTTAAGCGCATGCTGAGGCGCCGGTGAACCTTTTAAACGCCTTGTTCAGGGCATAAGAAAAGGCGCCGTGCCGGCGTCTTATTTCTTCTTGCTTAGTTTTTCTTTCTGGGCTTCTCTGGCTTCTCGTGCCGCCAGGGCCTTCATCACTCTTGCTGCTCTTTTCTTGACCGATCGTGGTGTGCAGTCGATGACATTTCCCGGCAGTGTGTCTACCTGGATAAAGCCGCCGAGCGCTTCATTCTCTTCTCTTTGAAGTTCAGCCTGTGTTTTCTTCTTTGCCATGTTCTCCTCCTTATTCCGCTGTAACGTCTATGATAATCTGTCTCTTTGCTCCGCCTTGCTTTGGATAGGCGGTAGCGCCTGTATAGTGGGCACCTGTGATTGTAAATCTAGTTCCGGTATCCAGCAAGACTTCCGCCTGGCTTCGCTGAATAAGTGCAGCCTTCGTTCCCTTCTTCGCATTGATGTTCAGGATTACTTCTCGTCCGCCTGAGGCAGGTCCTCCTGGAAGGAATGGCGACATTCCTTTTGTGTGGCTGGTTGATGTGAAGCCCTTGTTTATCCAGGACTGACCTACCAGCGCCTGCTGGAGCTGAGTGTCGCCGGTCTGTGATCGCGTGCTGTTGAACTGCTGCATATTGATGCCTATTCGCTTGAGCATGTCGTCATGGTCTCCTCGGTACAGGATGTAGTTGTCCTGCATCGGTGTCATGATGCTCTTCAGTCCGCTTTCTGTGGCCTTCTGTTTTGCAGTCAGAGGTCTTCCGGTGTTCAGCGCCTGGTTGAGGTTCTGTGCGTGGTTGAACCCGTTTGAAGCGTAGCATGTAGGGTCGGTGTAGTTGTGGATGGCTTTCAGGGCTGCGCCTGTCTGCTTCTGTCTCTGTGCGGCCAGCATGCTGTTCTGCGCCGCTGGATCCATGGCCTTGAATTTCAGCTTCTGTGCGCCGCCTGTATTGCTCAGTCCGCCCTTCGGGCTTCTTCTTCCTCCGCTTCCCATCGTTCTCCTTTCTACGCTCCGTAGAGCCAGTTGTCATTCTTTATGAATTCATGCTCGACTCGTCCCTTGAGCCTGTCTTCCAGCATTTCTCTGTATGCCGTGCTTCCCGTGCGAACATATAAAAAGGTCGGGCTTAGGCGTTCTATAGCTGCGTCTAATCCTGACCAGAATAAAGGCCGCGCCTCCGGGTCTCGAAGCGGGCCGATTGTATTGATCCAGAGTACTGAATTCTCCGGGATTCCTTCAAAACAGTATTCGTGACTTTCTTCATTGCTGAATGAAAGGCTCGGGATCACTTTGATATTGTTTATCTGCGCGTACCGTGCAAACCAGTTGTTACGGTAGTGGTTGTATTCCTGCAGTGGCCGCGGCATGTCTGTATACATGCTGAAGTCCGGGCTCACGATACCTCGGTACTTCTGAAGCATCGGGATGTACTTGTCCGGGTCGTTCCAGATTCTTTCAAACTTGAAGTCCTGGATGTGGAAGTGTACCCATCTGTCCCAGTCGTCGTTCTTTGCGGCTAAATGAAAGGGAATTGTTTTAGCGATTCCCTCTGTTTCTTCTTTTGTGATTGGTTCTATGATCGGATAACCCTTTTCTGTGAATTCGAACTCAGTCTCATCTGTCTTGAACCAGTTCAGGATATCCTGTCCGTTATTGCTTGCGTTCTGTCTCATCTTAGCGCCTCTATGAATATTACGATTATCCTTGCCATCACTTCCGCGATACCATTTTCGATCCCTTCGGTCGTCTGTTCCATGCTGTCGCGTATGATCTCCGGGATTCTGCAGATGATTTCGTTAATCACTTTATCACCTCTACGATACCCTTCGCCAGTCTAGCTGCTTTCTGCATGAGGCTATTCTCCTCCAGGTATTCCAGTCCGGCTAGTGTAATCTTTGTGTACTGGAGATCAGTCAGGGTTGGTTTTGTATCTCCGATGTACTGTGTTTCCTGCGGTCCTTCTATGTATCCTGCGTGCAGGAGCTGGACAAGGATTGCATCCCTTGTATTCTTGTCTGTTCCCAGTCTTTCAGGTGCTATCCTTTGCTCGTCGAATTCATCAGCGCTCATGCTGTCGCGTAGATTTTTCAGGATTTTGTAAATAAGTTTGTTTACTTCTGACATAGAATTCTCCTATAAATCTAGGTCGATAATATACTCAAGGTCATCTAAATCTCCACCATAGAGCATCCCATTCTTGGCAATCAGATCAAACTGTGGCACGTCATCTTCGTCCCAGGATCCTTTAGGCGTGAAAAACAGATCACCCTCGAGTACGTCTCCGTCTTTGTAAATAATTCTTGCGTTCTCAATCTCTTCTATTGAGAGAGATCGACACTCCTTCGGCGTGTATCTTCGCATATTTACCTCCCATTTTCGGGTCCAGAGGTACCAGATGTACTCCAGTTTTTGAATAGTGTATTTTGAAGTATCTCGTAGGTATTTCTGTCCCGTCTTCTTTAACAACGTACCCTATATTTTTGTGGTTTTCAACAACAATTTCTCTATTGTTCCACTTGTATGTACCTGTCTGTTTATTTTTTGAATACTGTTTATAGCCTGAGCCTGCATAACTTTTTATCAGCTTTTCCAGTTCGCTCGTTGTAATTGTGAAATACGAAAACTTTTCCCCAGTCTTGGCTAGATGATCCTGGAATATTTTCCCGTCCGGCATATGTTTACTTTGCTTTTCAGGATTAAGGTTAACATTTTGCCTTGAAAGATCCACTTTATCTGAAAGTCTTTTCGAAACAGGAGCCCGCTTTATTTCGGAGCTCTGTGTCTTTTTCAGGTCTTGTGCGCTCCATGCCTTTTCTGCTGAGTAGTCGCGCTTCAGGAATCCGTTTGAACTCTTGATCAGATCACTGATCTTTTCTTTGTAGTAGCTCTTCCACTTCCTTGCTTCCGTGGTGTCCTGGCCTCCAGCCTTGAGCACCTTCTCTTCTCTGTCCCACTTGCGCATCTTGCGTTCGAGGGCTCTCTGCTGCTGCTCCATCTGATAGAACTGTTCGTTCTTTGTTTCGTCGATGTGGTAGTAGGTCTGCTCGTCTCCTTCTCCGAAGAACGGATAGAACTGATGCCTGCAGTTGTAGCCGCCCAGGCCTGTTGCTGTTCCGTAGCCTGTGGCCTCATAGAAGTTCTCGTAGTTTCCTTCTGGATGGTTTCTCCAGTAGATCTTGCCCTGCCATACGGCATGGCTTGGTCGTGCTCCCAGGTGGCTTGAAACTTCCACCAGGTTGATGTCCATATCGTCCAGCATGTCCTCTTCGCATTTCAGTGCGTTCTGCGCCACGCTGGTTCTTACAGCAACTCTTACGGCCGCCTCTACGCTTCGCTTGGCTCCTGTCGGGTATGTGACTTCTCCCAGCCCTTCCTTGGCCAGCTTTCTGATGGCGTTGGTCACTGCCTGGTCATAGCTGTACGCCCCACTTGCCACCTGAAGGTATGCCTGGTCGTACAGATTCATCATCTGAGCTGTGGCCAGCTGTCCTGTCGTTCGTGTGAGGTTGGATAGCTCGTTCTTTGCGATGTTGGTACTTTTCTCGATCTGTCTTCCAAAGGACAGCCCGCTGGTATCGTACCCGTGTTTCTCCAGCTGCACGATCGTATCGCGTGTGCTCTTGTAGGTGCTCTCGTTCATCAGCTTTTCTACTTCTGATTCACTTGTGTTCAGTACCTTTGCCAGCGCCCTGTTGATGTACTCCTGCTGGAGTGACAGTTCCCTCAGCTTTGCGTTCAGGTATTCTGTCGTGCTTGTCATGCTTCCTGCGTGCGCTATCCTCTGTGCCATGTCGACCAGGATCTCTGTGACCAGCTTCTGGTATTCACCTTCGATTCCGTCTGTGCATTTCTGCAGATAACTTGGTGTAAGTGCCATAGGTCAGCCTTCTAGTCGTCTACACCGCCCGAATTGGCCCCGTTTTGGCCCGAATTCGCGCCATTCTGGTCTCCGGGGTTGAATTGTCCGGCCAGCGTCTGCTGTTGCGCAGCGGCCGTTTCTCCGGTCATTTTGCGGGCCGTCTCTTCGTCTTCTCCGTCGTACTTTACACGGTACTCCCATTTCTGTCGGATTCCTGCGGCGATTTCCTGCATGAATCTCATTCTTTCTGCCTCTTCGTCCGCGAACATCGTATCATCAAACTGAATTGTGATTCTTGCGTCCACGTCCAGCGGCTGGTGGAGCTTCTCCCTGCCCAGGATGAGCGCCGCTCTTGTCAGATCTTTCAGTGCCTCCTGGATTGCGATTCTCTGCTTCCAGACGGATTCTGTCAGATCCTTGTTGCTGGCTTTGACCTGCGTTGCTGTGGTCATGTTTGCCTGGTTGAACTGGTAGCGGTTCTGCCCCAGTCCTACCTTGGCGCTCAGCAGGTTCAGGTTGAACTGCACGTTCTCCTTGTTCTCGTCCACTCTGAGACTCGGATTGTACTCGTTAAAGAATTTAGGATCTCCTGGGAGTGCTTCTCCTGTGGTCACGTAGAGTGACTTCTCCAGCGTTGCTCCGATGTCCGGTTCCTGCTGGACGACTCTGTCCTGTCCATTCTCGTCCTTCGCGTAAGTCTTTGGCTTGAGCTGGACGGCTGCCTGGTCCATGAAGACGCGCTTCTTGCCCAGCAGCGTGTCCATGAACATGTTGTCGTAGCTCAGATCGCACAGCTGCAGGTTGTCTATCGCATTTGCGTAGATGCTGGCTCCCAGCGGTACGTCTGCGATGTTGTTTTCAATGTTCGGCTTCATGATCACGAACGGTTTACATGGCAGTACGTAGGATTCCACTTCTCCGTGCGGTCCTGGTACTTCCTCGTATCCTCCGCCTCTGTTCACTCTGTAGAAGTGGTTTGTAATGAGGTACTCTCCGTCGTCGTTCAGCTTTTTGAAGATCTGAACATAGAGGTGCTCCTGGCCGTCCTGCGTGTAGTTGCTGGCCAGCGCTACATCGGTGATGTCTTCATCATCGTATGTCAGCGGCACGATCATCTGTGCGTCCTTGATGACCTTCAGCTCGAGTCCTTCTCCTGCAAGTTCTCCGCCCTGTTCTGTTGCTCCTGTCAGCTGCCAGTAAAAGCAGACAGTCCCCTGTGCGAATTCTCTTTCAACGGCCTTGTTGCCCTTGACCCAGAATCCTGTCTTCCCCAGGATGCCTCCGTTCTGCTCATCGGTGTCTCCTGTCAGCCATTTCTGTGTTTTGTTGGTGTCGTGTTCTCCGCACTCTATCAGGATGCGCGTCTTGTCGTTGAGCAGAAGGTTAGCCCAGTCCTCGCAGAGCTTCTTTGCCATGCGCATCTGCTTTCTCTTTACCTGGGCTCCGTTGTCCTGCACGTCCCTGATCCAGTAGTTGTGGAAGTCCGGGACGTATCCTCTCCACCAGTCTTCCCACAGATGAATGTCCGTGTAGTACTGCTGGATGTTATCACTGACCGGGTATCCCAGGTCGCTTAAAATTGTGAAAAGTAGTTTCATCAGTCCCTCCTGCCTGTGATCACGGTCATGAATGTCGACCATGAGTAAAAGTGGGCATCGAAGGTATCGATGTCCGTCGTGAAGTCATCCAGGATCTTGTCCTCTTTTGACTTGCTGTCATATAAAGCCGTGCTCAGTGCTTCTACCACCATCGGCACGGCCTGAAATTTCATTTTGTGTCTGTTCAGCATCATGTTGTAGGTCAGGATTCTTGTCTTTCCTTCGACCTTTTTGCAGTCAGCCACCTGTGTCGAGAATCCTGCGTTTCTTACGGCTGCTCTGATGCTGTTCAGGATGACCTGCTCCGCGTTATCCACGAAAACATAGGCCACGTAGTAGCCCTGCTGCTCCAGGCTTCCCAGGAGCGCTACTGTTTCCTGGCACAGTCTTTCTGCGTCTATTGTTCCTTTGCTGTGAACGATCTTTCTCTCTGCAAAGGTTACGATCTCGCTCCAGTCCATTGTGATTCCTGTAGCCACCAGCGTGCTGTGGGATTTCGTTCCGCCGATATCCAGGCCGATGTTGATGCGTCCGAACAGCGGCAGTTCTCCCTTGACTTCCCATTCGCTCGGGTTGTCAGCAAACTGCGGGAAGAGCAGACCTTCTGCGTTGCACCACTCTCCCAGGATGTATCGGTTGTAGTAGACCGTGCCCCTGTATTCGTTCTTCAGGTTCTCCACGAATTCCTTCGGCAGGAACGGGTTGTCATCGATGCAGTAGTGCTGCTGGAAGATGTCCGCGTCGCTCTGCAGGAACTTGTGAAACCAGTGGTTCTTGTTGTCCGGGTTGCACGTTCCGTCAAAGCAGGAGTACGGCTTGTCGAGACGTGATTTCAGCATGTTGAAGACTTCTTCGTTCCATGTCACCACTTCGTCTCCGTAGCAGTACTTGAGGCTGGATCCACGGATCTTGTCTACCTGTGTGATCTTGTCTGCGCCCAGCGCGTAGCATTTCTCTCCGAAGAGATCGACCGTGTTGTCTGGCCGGATGCCTCCTACCAGCGTTCCTCCGTACATGTTTCTCATCGGTGCCAGGACGTTTCTTTCGAGTGTGGCTTTGGTATTCCCCAGCAGTAGGACGAGTCCTTCCTTGCCGTCAACTGCACGGATGCGCTTTGGAATCACGTAGTAGTCCAGCCAGGTCTTGCCTGATCTGGTGGCTCCCGTCTTGACGTTCCAGCGGTGTGGCTTGGTTGTCCAGAACTCCTTCTGCTTCTCACTTAGTTCCATTGTCATCCTCAGCCAGCCTGTCGATTCCCTTCAGCAGTTCATCGAGCTTTGTCAGTTCTGACTTTCCGCCGTTGGTCTGTTCCGTCAGTGCCTTTGCCTGCGCGTTCATCAGATTTGTCTTCGCTCTGTCCAGCTTGGACTGCGGCTGCTGGCCTGTAAGATCTCGGATGTATTCCGCTGCTCTTACGTCGCCTTTGATGGCCTTGTTGAACATGGCCACTGCCATCAGCATCTCGTTTGTCATCTGGTCTTCCGGGATGCCAAGGTCTGCCAGCTTGGACTTGTTTCTGTCGCTCGGCTCCAGTGCGAGGATGACCTTCAGGCTGTCCTTCAGGTGCTTCTTCTTTGCGATGGCCTTCTGTGCGGCAATTCCTCCACGTCGTCCCATCTCTGCTGCTGTTTCCTTTGTGAACGGCTTTGTAAGGTTCGCGAGCTGTCTCTTCTTTCCTTCGCTCATCTCAGCCATTAGCAAGCACCGCCTTCTCTCCTGACTGCTGTTCCCAGCGGTCTATGATGACGTCCGCGTAGCGTGGGTCGTATTCCATCATGAAGCACTTTCTGTTCAGCTGCTCGCATGCGATGAGCGTTGAACCTGAACCTCCGAACAGATCGAGCACGTTCTCGCGTGTTCTGCTGCTGTTCTTTACGAGCCTTGCTATCAGCTTGATCGGCTTCATCGTCGGATGCAGGTCGTTCTTGGCCGGCTTCTTCTCGTTGATCACTGTAACGTCCGGATATGTCTCCAGGATTCTCTGCACGAGTGCCTTCAGCTCGTCCTTCTTCATGGCATCGAGGTCCAGCTCGTCATCGTCGATTACTGTCGTCAGCGCTCTGTTGTTGATGAAGTAGTGGCTTGCGCCGTCCTTCCATCCGTAGAGGCACGGTTCGTGCTTCCACTGGTAGTCCTGTCTGCCGAGCACCAGGCTGTTCTTGTTCCAGATCAGCTGTTCTCTGACTTCCAGGCCTGCGTTGTTCAGGGACTGCTCAAAGTCCATGTGTGTACGGCTTGCGTACCAGATATAAAAAGCGCCGCCTGCCTTCAGGTGGTCGCTCATGTTTTCAAATGCTGCAGTCAGGAACTCCTGGAAGTTCGCGCTGTCCATGTCGTCGTTCTCAATGGTCATGCCCTGGCTGTTCTCGATGGCTACGTTGTATGGCGGGTCTGTTACCACCAGGTCCATCGTGTTTCCATCGCACAGCTCTTCCACGTCCTGTCTGCTTGTGCTGTCGCCAACCATGAGGCGGTGGTCGCCCAGCTTCCAGATCTGTCCCTTCTTTGTCATCGGCTCTGTCGGGATGTCCGGCTCGTAGTTGTCCTCGACTGCTTCTGCCGTGTCTACCTCATCCTGCACAAATCCAAAGTCGGACATGTCTATGTCCAGGCTGTCCAGCTCCTGCAGCTCCTCGTCTAAAAGGTCGAAGTCCCACTCTGAGGCTTCAGCGACCTTGTTGTCTGCCAGTCGGTATGCTTTCACCTGCGCCGGTGTCAGATCATCTGCCATGATGCACGGGATTCTCTCCAGCCCCAGCTCCCTGGCTGCCTTCCATCTCGTGTGTCCTGCAATGATGACATTGTTCCTGTCGATCACGATCGGCTGCTTGAAGCCGAACTCGCGGATGGAGTTTGCTACCAGGTCTACTGCCTGGTCGTTGATTCTCGGATTTTTATCGTAGGGCACCAGTTCACCTGGTGTCATGTATTTGATGTTCATTAGTGTCGGTGTCCTTTCTTTCTTCCTGGGCCAGGAGGTTTTTATGATTACAGCATTGACGTTCAACAAAAGGGAGAATTTCCTCCTGGCATGCAAAAAAGGACAGGCCTTCGAGAGGAAGTGTAAGAACCCTCGTATTGGCTTGTCCTTTTTTGACTTTTAAATAATAGCACGGGAATCCGGTTTACAGTGTCTACTCTTTGCTAAATATCGCGCAGAGCTGCTTCCAGGTGCTTGTACATTCCCGGTCTTGAGTATCCGTACTTTTCTGCAACTTTCACCATCGGTTCGTGGAGCAGTGTAAGTTCTATCAGTGCCTCTCTGTCCGGCTGGTCCAGGTTTTCAATCCACCCGCATTCCTGAATCAGCCATGCCAGCATCCTTGCCTCTTTTTCTTTTGCCTCTACGGCTTCGATCAGGGCCACAGGCGAGGCATTCGGGTCGTGCTGGTAGTGTGGAAGGGGTAGCGGTGATTTTGCCTGCTGCGGGCTCAGGACGGGGCCGGAGCGGGCGAGCCCGGTCATCTGGTGCCTCAGCACCTCGATGTCCTGGTTGACCCGTATCAGTCTGCGGTTGTAGTAGACCGTCCCTCTCAGCTGCTGGATTGATTCTCTGTAGTCCATCTCGTTACCTCCTCAGGGCTTCTATCAGTGCCTTCTGTGTCACGTCCTTTGTTTCAAGTGCCCGCGCCTCGTCTTCGTCTATCGTTCCTTCGGCCATGATCCGGTAGATGGTCACGGGCTGTGTCTGGCCTTGTCTGTAGATGCGTGCGTTTGCCTGCTTGTAGAGCTCCAGGTTCCAGTTCGGCAGGCTGTACCAGATTGCAATGTGCCCGCCATGCTGGAGGTTCAGCCCGTGGCCTGCGCTTGCCGGGTGGACCAGGAGCACCTCGATTTCTCCCAGGTTCCAGTCTGTGATGTCCTTTGCTGTCGTCAGTGCTCTTGCCTTGTGGTCCTTCTGCAGGTGTGCGAGGAGTCGATCCTTCTCGTGCTGGAACCAGTAGAACACGATCACCGGGTTCCCGTTGGCTGCTTCTATCAGGTCGTCGAGTGCATCCAGCTTCGTGCTGTGGAGGCATTTCGTGCCCTCTGCGCGGCCGTTCATGTTTTCCCTGGTGTACACCTCTCCGGAGGTGATCTGCTTCAGCTGTGCGCACAGAACGCCCGCATTTGCTGCCATCACCTGCTCGTCATCTATGCTTAGGATTTTCTCGCGTTTGAAAGCGTGGTATCTGTTCATCACTTCCTTCGGCAGTCTGACCTTCCAGTCGAGGTATTTCACCGGTGGAAGTTCTGCGCAGTCCTTCTGGTCCAGGCTCATGCATATGTCTCCGATTGCCTCGTAGATCCTTCTGTCTGCTCCTGGCTGAACGAGCCATTCGTACACGATGTAGCCGTTCCTTCTTCCCGGCTGCAGGTAGCTCTCTCTGAATATCGTCAGTGTCCTGCCCAGTCTCTTGCCTCTATCCATCAGGTACACCTGGCTCCAGAGGTCAGGGATTCCTCTGGGGGCCGGGGTTCCTGTCAGTCCGATGAATCTGCTCACTCTCGGCATCACTCTCCGCAGTGCCTTGAATCGCTGGCTTCTCGGGTTCTTGAATGTTGACAGCTCGTCGATCACCACCATGTCAAAATTGAATTCTGAAGTCTCGTCAATCAGCCAGCAGACGTTCTCCTTGCCTATGAGGAAGATGTCCGCATCCTTCTCGAGCGCCTTCCTTCTCTGCTTTGGTGTTCCTGCAACTACCGAGTAGGTCATATCTCTTGTGTGGTCCCACTTCTGTATCTCGTCCGGCCATGTGCTCTGTATGACTCTGACGGGTCCAATGATCAGAACTCTATGAATCAGTCCGAGGAGCAGCAGGTCCTGGATGATGGTCAGCGTGGTCACTGTCTTTCCTGCTCCCATCGGCAGGAAGAGTCCGCATCGGTCATTGTCGAGTGCGAACTCTATCGCCTTTCTCTGATAGGCGTGCGGTTCAAAACTCGTCATAGTTGTTCATGTTCGGGCATCTTGCGTATGTCTTCAGCTCGTTCACGAACTGATCGACCTGCTCCTTGCTTGAAAGCACGTATATGAATGCGCCCTCTTTCTTCATCTGCCGGAAGACTGTCACCTGCAGAGGTCTTGGCTTCTCTCCCGGTCTTTTGAGCTCGACGAACATCGTACGTCCCTCGTGAATGATGATTCTGTCGGGAACTCCTGCGGTTCCCGGGGATGTGAACTTGAAGCACATTCCTCCGATCAGTCCGATTCTGCTGTGGAGATGTCTTTCTACCTGACTCTCAATCATTTTCTGTCTCCGTAGAATGACTTCATTGTCTGCTCGAACTTCTTTGCGCAGTCTGGGCACAGGTCTCTGCGGTCTTCTGTTCTTACCCATCCTTCCGGAAGGTCTTCGTAGCAGTCCGGTAAGTTGATACCATTCGGTGTTCTTACTGCTCTTTCTGGATCCTGCTTTACTGTGATTGCTGTGTGGCATCTGTCGCATTCGACGTATAATCTTTTCTCTCTCATATTGTTCTCCTTTTTCCTTTATAGTCCCAGCTCTTCTGGTGTGTATCTCTTTTCAAGTTCCAGTCCCTTGTACATCCTGCCCTTTTTAAAGCTCGGGAAAGACATACTGTCGTCTTTTAAAATTATTAAAATATATTCTTTCCCGGCGGGGGCTTCTAACTTTTCAATTGCTGTAACTTCTTCTCTGAACGGTCGGATTACTTCGCTGAGGTATTTCTTCTCTACCTTGTCGAGGGGTTCCGGCTTGTACTCCTGCGCCATCCAGTCCAGGATACTGCTCGTGAAGAAATCGCTGGTGCGCTGAATCTCTGGATCAATAT